GCAGCGAAACTTTTGCCGCTGCCCCTTCCTCCTGAAAGGATTGTTATAAACTTATCTTTGTTTAGATATAAAGGATTGTATGCAGGTTCAAGGTTAATCACTGGAATTGTTTTTTGTATTGTTGATTTTTAGCCAAGAAGCTATATCAATACTTCCTTGTACGGAAACTTCTTCTTTTATACCGTCATCGGTTTTGAAAGTAGAAAGTACTGTTTGCATTGCTGTCATTCGTGTTTTATAATCCTCCTGCACTTCACGGAATTTGTTAGGTATTACAGTGCCGTCTTCATCAGTAAGAGGCTCACGGATAACACCCATAATGGCAATAACAGATACCAAGTTAGACACATCGTTAAAGGTACGTGCTCGGTAGGCTTTTTGCACCATTTCCAACTCTGGATTTTTACGAATACGACGATATACCCCTGAATAATCTACTCCTAACATTTCGGCTGCCTTAGTGGGCTGTCCGTTGGCTTTGATGAGTGCTTGTTTTAGTTCCTCATCGGTGTATTTTTCGTTATCTATCTTCTTACGTGGTTTCATATTGATTTTTATTGAAAGTTATTCTATCATATTAAGGACATTTTCACCTTTTGCAAAACGCTCATCGGGGTCTATACCTATAATCTCACAGAATGCTGATTTTGCTTCGTATGTAGAAAAGGATAGTGTAATAAAAGCCTCTTCATTTCGTTGTTTCTCTAAAGCGTTATCTTTTATTTGCTGTTTCATTTGTTTGACTTGCTCCTTTTTCTCATTGTATGTAGGCTCTTTCTTTTCTTCTTGTGGTTCGGTTATGAGGTCTTCGTATGTTTCTACTTGTGGAGTATAGTCGTTTATATCAACAATGAAATTAGAAAGCTCATTAATATCATAATCGCTTAGTCCTAAGTTGGTGTAATCTATATCGTTGATATATTCGGCTACAAGTGAATAATCAGCACGGGTATTGCCGAGTGCTTCGTATGTAAGTTGTTCTTTTTCTGTTTTTTCATCAAATTCTACTGCTTCTACTTTTACTTGATAATCAGTTTCATTAGTACCATCGTATTTGTAGTATATGTCCATCGCTTTAATACGGCGATGTCCATCTATAAGATTGCTGGTTACCTTGTTCCACTTTATACCTCCGTTGAACCCTACCTTTTTTAGGTTAGCAAGTTGGTTTTTAATTTCCTTATCGGTGTGCTTTTTAGGATTATAAGGGTTTAGGTTGATTTGAGTTCTGTTTATGGTAATGGTTTCAGATTGTTTTAGCTGTTTCATAGTCGTACTCGTATAATTTGCGTTCTACTAATGGGAACTCGTCAATTACCTTTTTAAGGTCATTAGGATAGTGGTTGCGTAGAAATAACAAATAATTCATGTCTGTTATATCTGTTCCTGATGATTGACTGTTGCCGTATTTTTCAGGAGTGATGATCTTTTCTGCTTTGATATATTCTATTATATCGGCATTCTTGTAAGTAGATAGAGGGTATACTTTTTTATTCTTTTCGTTAATTGCTTCATCTTGGTAAGTACGGAGCATTACACGGCGGTTCATACTATCGGACTGTTTAAATCCGAATACTGCCCATTCTATATTTGTTTTTTCTCTTATATTATCGGTAAGGTTGGCAAGGGTGTAAAGTCGTTGTTTTTCGTTTTGAGTGTGTCCTAAGTAGCCTGTTTTGATGTAAGAGAATAGGGAGAAATGGGGTATTTGAATGATTTGTGCTTTTGGGTACTTTTTATTGATGTAGTGCATATAGCGTGCGATGTGCTCGAGGTCTTTGACTACGTACATAAATACGCATACTACCTTATCAAAGTGTGGGTATAGCAGATTTAGCAAGGCGATACTATCCTTGCCACTCATAGAGTGAAATAGTATCACCTTGCTGGTTTGTTGAGCAATTTGCTCAATGATTTGATTAGCACGTGTAAGCATTACAAGTTAAGTATTAATACCCATTTTTAATTTGTTTTTTCTTTTTACGCGCCTTCCCTAAAGCCCTTTCTGAACGTTTTCTAGCTGCATCTGTAGCTCTCGCTCTACCTGCGAGGTAGTCAGCTTTAGTTTTATAAACCTCTTTTTTGCCGTCAGTCCATTTTACAGCGTAATTTTCACCCATAAGCTTGAATGTTTTAAAAAATTAGACAATAAAAAAAGTCTGCAAGCCATTACACTTACAGACCTTTGTTGGTTTAAAATGTTATTATTTATTCAATACCTTGATGAGAAATTACATCAGCAAGCCCGATGCCATAAAACATTGGTATATCTTCTTCTCTTATGTCTTTATACTGCTGCCATTCGTTATCAAAGTCGTGAAAATTATAATCTTCATTAAGCACATCGACATCTTCTTTTGTCATTTGATAAACAGCTATATCTAATACCTCTACAATTAAATGCCAAGAGTTGTTATAGTTGGTAAAATAGATATATTCTGTTTCATTCAGACAATCTTCAAGTTCCATTGACCCGTCGGGGTCTTTTAAATATTCTTGAAATTCTTTGTACAACTCTTTATTTATAAACATATCGTTGTACTTTTTCGAGAATTTCCGTATTTCTACTTTCTTTTTGCCTTTGAGTATATCAATGGCATTTTCTTTCTTCATTATGAGGCGATACGCCTCTACGGGTTTGCCGTTTACTTGTATGGTCATATTGTTTTAGTTTTTGAATGTTATAATATACTTCTTGGTTTGTAAGCTTTACAATAAATCAATGTACTTGCTGAATGGTTTTACATTCAAGGCAAAGGTACGGCGATTGTTGCTATATTGCTTGCTGATAGTTTGACATTTTTTTGACATTTTTGCGTGATGCAAATATAGTAATTTTATGCGATACTTACAAGGTTGAATTTCTTAAAACAGCGATATTCGTGGCATTCGGTATCGAAATATACTTGTACGGTGTCATTGCTTTTGCGGCTTTGCTGGGTGGGGGGTAGCAAATCGGGGCGTAATGTGCCCCACGCTTCACGAGTTGAGCCGTCTACTTTTTGAAAGTAGAAGCGTACTATCTGAGTACTCATTTTAGCCTTGAGTTTGATATTTACCCACGCTTTTTTGAGGCATTCGCTAAATGATAGCCCTGTTTGGCGTGCAAACTGCCAAGCCAGTGTAAAAACGTTCTTTTTGTCAGTATTTTTCATTTTGATATAGATGTTAAGGTTATTACTAAGATATTGAGCCTTTTTGCGCCTTGCTCAGGGCGTGGGGTATTTTTATAATGTGTTTGCGTAATCTTGATATACTTCTTTTAGTTGATTAAAGTATTTTATGAATTGCTCTTTGCTATCTTTATTTAAAGTGCCTTTAATTTGAGGGCAACTCATTTTGATATTATAGCATTCTAACAGGCAATTAACACACTCTTGTAGTGTTTCATTTAATATTTTCATTGCTTGGTTATCACCATATCGATAAGTGCCATCGTTAAGGTTTTCAATCATTCTTTCTATTGGGTTGATAAATCTAAATTGTAATGCTAAATAAATGTAAGTTTCTTGTTGTTTGTTTAATGCTTTCATTTTTAATTGATTTAAAAAGTTATTAAATTGAGTTTAAAAGCAGTTTAAAGACTTGCTTAGGTCTGATTGGTTAAAATTCTTTATATATTAATTGGTGAGTAGCACTTAATGATTCAAACGCTTTCAAAGTAACTAAGTAAGCGTATTTGTAATTGGTATAAGGGTTAATTTCTTTAACGCCTCTACCTAATTTTATAGGGGCATTAGTTGCTATAATTCTTTTCGTGCTTGACTCAAGATAAGGTAAGGTGTAAAATATTACTGGTTTAATTTGTGCATTCATTTTTGATGTTGTTTTAAAATGTTAAACTGTCTTTTATCATTTTTAGTGCTGCTTTGAACTCTTTTTGAGCACAAGGGGTAAAAGCACCTTGTGCAATTGATAAATAATAGCCTTTTTTTATTTCTGAAGCTATCACTTCACTCTTATCATTAAGGGCTATGTAAAAATAGTTACAAGTTGCTTGGTTACCTTCTGAAAGTACTTGTACAAGTACTAATGTATCTTTTTCAGTTACTTTTTTGTAAACGTTACCTGCTTTGAGGTCTTTTAATTCTAATGCTTTCATACTATTAATGTATTTAATGTTATTACTT